CTTCGCAAAAATTAAAGTATGTTAAGTATGGAGAGAATAATAACTACCCTAATTTTTTACTAACTTTATTTAATAGAAGCGCAAAGCATAACGCAATATTAACAAGCAAACAGCAATACATAACTGGTCAAGGTTGGATGTTTGATGAATTAGGAATGGAAGGAGAAGAAGTAGTCGCACTAAAAGCATTTATTGACAATCCAAATCCATACGAAACATTAAAAGATTTATTAAACAAGACAGATTTAGATAATGAGATTTTTGGAGGTTGTTACCTTAAAATAGTAAGCGACAAAAAAGGTGCAATATCAGAAATATACCACGTTAATTATTGCGATGTTCGAAGCACAGAGGATAACAGCGAATTTTATATTAGCGATAAATGGTTAAATAGTGAAGGTGGCGAGAATACAAACATCAAAGAAGATGAATATAAGACCTTACCACCATTCGACCCAAGTTTAAAGAAGCTACCAAGCGAAAGTATTTATTATTATAAGTCGTATAGACCTAACATCAATACTTACACACTACCCGAATACATTGGTGCAATTCCTGCAATTATTACTGATGCTGAAATAGCAAACTTTCATAGAGCCGAAATACAAAATAGTTTCAAAGGTTCTAAAATGATTGTGTTCAAGAATGGTGTACCGAGTGATGAAGAAATGAAATCAACAGAACGCAAGTTAAAAGCTAAGTTCACACCAACAGACAACGCAGGTAGTATAGTAATTGATTTCGTAGATGATCCACAAAGAGTACCCGAGATATTAGACCTTGCAGCAGGTGATTTTGATAAGAAATACGAAGCGTTAAATGATACGATACAACAAGAAATATTTACCGGGCATAAAATTACATCTCCACTTTTATTTGGAATAAGAGAAAATGCAGGATTAGGAAATAATGCAAATGAATTAGTGAGTGCTTACAATCTATTTGCTAACACTTACGTTAATCCTAAACAAAGAGTACAAGAAGAAATATATAACCTATTCGCACCCGTAAAAGGCAAGCTAAAAATAAAAGCATTAGAACCAATCATGCCAAGTTTTAGCGAACAAACTTTGATGACCATTTTAACAAAGGATGAGATGAGGGAAATTATAGGTAGAAAACCATTAGATATTCAAACTAATGTTAATTCAACTATTAGCGATGCTTTAAATTCATTAAGTCCATTAGTAGCGAATAAGGTATTAGCTTCATTAAGTCAAGATGAAATAAGAGGTATAGTTAACAAGCCACCATTAGCAGCCGATGCAATTCTACCAACAGATAGTCCTGCACAATTCTCAAAGTGTTCACATGATTCAATAGCAGATGATGATTTAGACTTTAGTATATTCTCAAAATATGGAGAGCCTATTGAGAATTTTGTAAGCATTAAGCATAAGAAATTTATGTTTAGTACGCAGCAATTCGCACTGACTAAACAAGACAATGGAGTGTTAGATTTGATTCAAAAAACACCTAATATAACCATTGAAGATTTAACTAAGATTTTAAAGACAGATAAGACCTCAATCATTGAAAGTTTGACAGCATTAGGCGATGAAGGTTTGATTGATTTGGACAGCGAAGGCAAGATAAGTTTAACAAGGTCGGGCGCAAGAAAAGTAGTACCAAGTTTTCAAGAATTATACATACGTTATAGATATGTTTTGAGACCCGATGCGCCTGCATTAGTTAAAGGTGGAACAAGTAGACCTTTCTGTGAATCAATGATGGCAAATCCACGTTACTTTTCAAAGGATGACATAGATAAAATTGGTCAAGAATTAGGTGCAATATATGGAATACCTAACTATGACGCTTTTCGTAGAAGGGGCGGTTGGTATCACGACCCTAAACAAGATGTAAACTTGCCTTTTTGCAGGCATATTTGGTCACAAGAATTAGTTAAGAAAATAAGATAATGGCAAAGGCAATATTTTTAAGCGAAGCGACATTAAAGCAGGAGTCAATTTTGCAAGATAATGTAGATATGAAGGTAGTAACACCGACTATAATTGATGTGCAATCCTTTTATATACTACCGATATTAGGAACAGCATTGTACAATGATTTTGTAACAAAGATTATAGCAGGAACATTGAGTAATTCATACAAATTATTACTTGATACTTACATCACACCTGCAATGATTTGGTATGTTAGATATGAACTACCTTTAAATATTAATTACAAGTATTTTAACAAGGCAGTAGGGGTACAGAACGCAGATAATATGCAGCCTGCAAGCATTGATGAACTAACTATGGTAATGGATAGGGCAAAGAATAAAGCGGAGTGGTATGCTGAAAGATTAACTAAGTATTTATATGCAAATCAAACTACCTATCCTTTGTTTTTAACACAACCGAATTCAGACTTAGCGACCATCTACGCAAAGCAATCTAATTATACAAGTGGTATGCTATTAGATGATAATAGCTGTTGCATGGGTCAATACAATTTTACAGATTTAGAAACAAGTCCAAGTGTAACTGGCAGAGGTTGCACATTCTGCTAATGAACAAGGGAATCAATAAGACAAACATCGAAAAGTTACAAGCATTTATAAAGCAACAAAATGAAGTTCATAACACTAAACCAGGTACTAAACATAATAAGAACAATCTGCAACAACCATCTGCAAATAAATAGTTTTGTTTTTGGTTCGATTACAGATATAAGTGCAAGTGAGCAGGAACAATACACTATGGTTTGGTGCGATATAAACGATAGCCAAATGAGTGAAAGAATGTTTACAATGAATTTATCATTATACGTTTTAGATATTCAACGAGCAGACAATAGCAATGAGATAGATGTGTTGAGTGATACGTTAAGCATAGGCAGGGATTTAATTGCAGAGTTGAGCGATCCAATTTACCAAGATTATTTTAACGTCAGATACGATGTAAACTTCGGACAAGTTCGTGAAGGCTTTCCCGATGTAGTGAATGGATGGAAGTTAGACATATCACTTGACTTGATGGAATTAAACGACAGATGTCAAGTCCCAACAATTTAAACAAAAATTTATATATAATATTATGAGTACAGCATTAGAAAAGATTAGCGGAATGGGTGGGTTCTATGTGAACGCAGGAACATCCGCAAGAACAGGATTAGCAGTTGAGAGCATAGTTGTAATGACTGATTGCGTTTTTACAGCATTTGCAATTAATGGAGTTAATCAAATGACTTTAAAAAATTTGACAGGTGTTACGATTAAAGCAGGTACATATTTACCAACTAATCCTAACTTTAATATAACTGCTTATACGTTATCAAGTGGTTCAGTAATTGAGTATCAATAATGGCAAACTTTCCAACGATAGCAATAGGGCTTCCCTTTGTTCGTGATTTAGGTTTAAATCAAGATGCAGTTACACACTTTAACCGAGTAATTGCTGACGGAGGAGTTGTGCCACAAGGGTTAACAGGAGTTAATTTTGTTTTTAATCAATTACAATTAGCGATAGGTAGTGGTTACTTAGCAGCATCTGCAACTTGTTATGACCCTGAATACTTAGGTTATAAATTAGGAGCAGGAAGTGGGGTTACATTAGGACAAGCAACCCAAAAGCTATATGCAATAGGTGGTAGTGGGTTTGATGTTGTTCAGAATACAGTAGCAAATCAACCATTATTATTAGCGTGGAACTCTACAGATACTAATTATTATTTTAACCCATGTGTGGCAAGTAATTCGGTTACAAGTGGAACTGCTTTAGGATATACGCCATTAACAGATACTTTAATAATTACAGCTAAAATATTTGCTAATAATCAAACTACAGCAAGTTGGGATAATATTGTAGTTCAAAATACTTTATTTGGATTGCAAATTCAAAATAATGGAACTGCAAAGAAGATAAGAATAAATGCTACAACAGCAGCCACAGCAAGTACATCTTATACACCAAGTTCAACAAATCCACATTTTGTAAGAGTAACAATTACAACTGCTAATATTACTTATGCTTGGAGTTCAGATGGAATTACCTATACTACTTTAGATAGTGGAATAACACTACCTACATTTGGAACAACAGGAACATTAACCATAGGTGGAAGTGCTAATAGTACAGCAAATGTTTGTAAAATTTATTCAGTAATTTTAAATAATTCAACAACAAGCAGTACAATTACATTTGACCCTAATAGTTATAGTGCATCTTCAAGTCAAACATCATGGACAGGTGGCGGTGCAACTTGGACAATAAACACAGGAACAGCAACAACAGGGTACAAAGGCGTTTTAGTAAACAGAACAATAGTACAATCACCTGCGACAACAGCAGTTCCAATATTATTAAGTTCAACATTTAGTGCAATATCTAATAGAACATTATTTGCAGCTTTCAATGCTTATAGTAGTGGGTTTAGTTATGTAATTGATGATGGTGTGACACCTGTCAGAAATGGAATTGTTAAATCAAGTGGTGAAGTCGCAAGGATATACTTGAATACAGGTGCAGTAGCTACAGATGTAGCGACAGGAAGTATTAATACACTAAAACTAATCACTGCATTTGTTGGTGCAAGTACTCAATCTATTCAATATAATAATGGAACTGCGGTTACAAGTGGAACAATAACACCAAGTACAACAACTGGGGTATGTATGTTATCAAGACCCGATGGGGGATCACCAAGTAACACAAGTTTAACATCATTTTTCATGTTGAATATGACGACTGATTCAACTATTAGAACTGCGATTTATAACCTATTAAAAACAATGAATAACAATGCCTTCTAAATATCTAAAAACAACTAAGAAAGGATTTGAAACATTGCTAAAACAAGCAAATGATTTATTAGGATTACCCGATGGGAATGGTAATGATTGTTATTGTTCACCATTGATTGATATAAATGGAGATTACTTTTTTATTGCAAATGAAGAAGTGTTAAGTTTAGTTGATGAAAGTAAATTAGTTAATTACGATTCAATAAAAATTAAAGATGCCTCATAGATTCTTAGATATTTTTGTTTCAGTATTGGGCTTCATAGCCTTACTTGAAAAACATAATTTTTTATTCGCTTCCATTGCATCAATATGTACGATTATATATTGGATATACAGATTTTGTAATTGGATTATAAAAATGATTACCGACAAGTCTATTGATGACTTTGAAAAGGGGTTAAAGAAATGATTGAATTTGACTACATGATATTGGGTGTAATATTCGCTTTGATAAGTGGGTATTGCCGAGCCTTATTTGAATGTATAATTTTGTTTGATTCATTATATGAGAAACATGGTTATTCGGAGTGGTGGAGTTATACGAGATTTACACGAAATAAAATTGGATATTGGGAGAACACATTTCCAAATGATGGTGGTCATCGAATCAAAATAATAGAGTTCATTTTTGATGCCTTAGCGTGTGTTTGTTTGAGTTATTCTTATGATGAAATACTAAATAGCTTTATGGCGACAATGATGTCAGTAATCGTAACTTATTTCTTTATAAAGTCATTTGGATTTGAACAAACCTTTAAGGAATTGAGATGAAAAGATTATCACTTAGAAACTACTTTGAACCTACACCTAAGAATGTCAAACGATGGCTATTAGCTATCAAGTCAATATTAGCGACCATCTCGGTTTCTGCTTATGTTAATGGGAACGAAAAGATAGCTTTTTGGATATTAGTAGGCGGTGCTTGTATTGATGAACTAACTAACTTAATAAGCAATGAAAACGGGAATTAGAGGTTTAGGATTAATCAAGAAATTTGAAGGTTGCAAACTAACTGCTTATACTTGTCCTGCGGGATTAGTCACGATTGGTTATGGAAATACCTTTTATAAAAATGGTTCTAAAATTAAGTTAGGCGATAAGATAACACAGCAACAAGCGGAAGAATTATTAATGGATTTGCTTCCACAATACGAAGCAATAGTAAATAAGAATATCAAAATAGATTTAACCCAATACCAATTCGATGCCTTAGTTTCTTTTGCATGGAATTGCGGAAAGTCTGAAACCTTATTTAGATTAGTTAATTCTAAATCTAAAGACTTAAAACAATGGTGGGAAACACACTATACAACTGGTGGCGGTAAGGTGTTAAAAGGATTAGTAAATCGCAGAAAAGCAGAGGCACAATTATTCCACTTATAAATGGCAGGTCAACCAAGTATTAAATCAGACATTGCAAAGGAATATTTATTAAAGTTCCCGAATACTGCGAATTTAACTATAGCAAAAAAGATTTATGCTGAAAATAAAAGTGTTTACAAAGACCTCGAGCAAGTAAGAAGTCATATAAGAACTTTAAAAGGGGTTTATGGTGTTAAAAGTAAACAAGAAACTCACGTTGAATTTAGGAAAGAATTTGAAGCACTAAAAAAAGATTTGCCAAAAGGCGAAAGCGAAAGAATACAACCTTACACACTACCAAAAGCAAGTAAAAAGATTTTAATTATAAGTGATTTGCACATCCCTTACCACAATGATGATGCAGTTTTCGCAGCCTTAGAATATGGATTAGAACAACAAGTAGATACTATCATAATCAATGGAGATTTGACGGATTTTGCCACAATATCGAGACACGAAAAGGATATGAGAAAGCGTTCAGTTAAATATGAGATGGATTGTACAAGAGTATTCTTAAAAGGTTTGAGAGGTATGTTTCCAAAAGCACTAATAGTGTGGAGTTATGGAAACCATGATTTGAGATACGACAAGTATATCATGATGAAAGCACCTGAGATATTCGACATTGAATTAATCCAACTGCATGAACTTTTAAAGTTAAGAGATTTAAACATAATCAAAGTAGATTCAACACAATATATCTATGCCGGTAAGTTAGCTATATTTCATGGTCACGAAACTGGATTAACAAGTGGCGGTGTAAATCCTGCACGATCATTAAGATTGAAGTTAAATAAAAGTGCAGTTACATCGCACTTTCATAGAGAAACAAAAGACATGGGTAAGAACTTAGATGAACATCCTTATTCATGTTTCTCAATCGGTTGTTTGTGCGACTTGCACCCTGCTTATATGCCAATCAATATGTGGACACATGGATTTGGATATTTAGAACTAAGTCAAAATGGGGATTATAAATTTTATCAAAAATCAATAATTGAAGGAAAAATTTTTTAGTTTGTAAAAACAAGTATATTTGCACCAGTAGTTTTTTGTAAGATTTCGTTTCATTAATTTGGTTAAGAGCCTCGAGTAAATCGGGGCTTTTTTTATTATATTTGCAGCATGAAAAATATTATATCAATACTTTGTATCACTTACTTATTATCGGGCTGCTTATACACAAAGAAACGAGCAATAGAGAAATTTTGCACAACAGATAGTATTCCTTATTCTGTTTTAGTTCACGATACAATTATAGTCAAAGCAATTAAAGTAGATACATTCTTTAACTCATCCATTGATTCATTCACTATAATAAAAGACCGATTAGAAATTCGTTATAAAAAGATAGGCGAAAAGATATATATTCAAGGCGAATGCAAATCAGATACTATATATAAGACAAAATTAGTACAGGTGCAAGTGCCAACAAAGATTAAGAAATTAGAATGGTGGGAAAGTTTATATATAAAGGCAAGGGATTGGTTTGCAGTAATAGGCTTTTTAGCAATGTTCTTAGGATTCTACCTCATTATGCCACATAAAAAAAGTGAGTAGTTCGGAAAAACCGAACAACTGGATAGCCTCAAAAGTTATATTTTGGGGCTTTTTTTACGTTTATGCTAAAAAATATTAGCTTGATTTATAGTAAGTTATGATTTATTTTTATTCAATGTTTTGTAATGTCGTATAATTGTACGACCATTGTACTCAGATAAACGAAACAAATATGACAACTCAAGTAAACCAAATCAACGAAACAAAATCATTCTTAGCTAATTATTTCAATTCTTATGGATTTAACACAGCAAGCAAAAGAGAATTAGCGGATGAAGCTGCTACTATTATTGAATTAGTTAAAATAGGTAACTATGGTTTAGCTACTGACATTGCTAAATCAGTAATGACTTATAATAAAATTAGCGAAAAGCAAGCATATTGGATAGCTAAGATAGCAGTTGAAAATAATTTAACATCAAGAATTAACCATTTAATAAACTAAAAATTACAATTATGAAAACTACTAAACATCAAATTTTAAAATCAAAAGAAGGCTTCTCATCTCAATGTAGAATTTATGAAGCATTTACAACTAAAACCGCACTAAGAAACGAATTGCAAAGATTATACGATTCTTGGTCTCGTAATGGTGGCGAAATAGTTAAATTCAATAAAAAAGATATGCTATTAGTTGTGCGAGAGTCAGACAATTCTGCTACCTATATTTTTGAATACTTAGAAAGAT